CCGCTGTACCGGAGCTGTGATTACTTAAAACTTTGTCAGAGCCTCTTGTCATTCTAAAGGCATAACCCCAGTCATCTAATTGACCCTGATCTATTGGCTCTACTAGCTCATGAAATTCTTTACAAAAGGCAACAAGTATTGGTGCTACAGCTTGAGCACAAGCAATCTTTAGATTAGTGCCAAGTACAGCAAAAGACTGTATCCCTATACTTTTGCGGTCTTCACTAGCCGGCCAGCCATTTGGGCTTGTTAGCTCTCTAATGATTGCCACATTAGGTTTTCTTCATCCCAGTAAAATTTGCCTTTAGTCGGTCTTGGTGTTGGGGGTTGCCAATCAAAATTATTATCTAATAACCAAGATGGATAAGGCTGTGGCGCAATAAATACATCTGCTATTGCATCATAGGTATATCCAATACCTGCATATTGTTTGCGTATATTTCCATTGTATGAAGTTCTCACACAAGTTTGATTTTTAAAATTACCATACCAAGTTTCAGGATCTAGTCCTTCAATCGTTTCAGTTTCATCAATACCGACTATAACTTCAGTAACTATGTTATTTGTAATAAATGCGTAATGTGCCATTATGACCAACTCACTGTCCCAGTACCAGAGGTAACTGTCGTCACTTTAAATGAGCCATCTGTAGCTGTTGAGCCTGATACGCCACTTAATGCAATTGTGTAATTGTTTGGGTATCGCAAAATAACCACACCACTACCACCATTTAAACCATTTATTGCGCCATCAAATCCACCGCCACCACCGCCACCTGTATTGGCAGTACCGTTAGTACCACTAGAACTTGTAGAACCATTACCGCCACCACCAGTACCGCCTGTACCGCCGCTACCATCATATCCAGTACCACCGCCACCACCTGCATAATAAACTGATGAGCCAGTAATTGAATAAGCCTTACCTATTCCACCATTCGCACCATTACCAGCATCATTTTGTGCAGCATTGTCACCAGCAGCACCAGCACCACCGCCACCACCACCAGTATATTTGGCACCATTACCACGCCAGCCTGTGCCGCCATTATTTCCAAAACCTGTTAAACCACCTGAGTTTGCTTGTGTTGCACTACCAGCTGCACCAGATTGATTAGAACCTGAACCCATAGCACCACCACCGCCAGAGCCGCCGTTTGCACCAGGAATGCTTAAACTCCAACCGCCACCACCACCACCGCCTGTTGCTGTACCTGTATTAAATACAGAAGCCGTTCCATTTGAGCCTTTAGCAACTGTAGTCGCACCAGCACCACCAGCACCAATTTGTACCGTATATGAAGTTGATACGGCTAATGCAATACTTGTTCCATATAACAAACCACCAGCACCGCCGCCACCGCCGTATTCCTTACCACCGCCCGAACCACCAGCAACAACTAAAATATCAGCAGTTAATGGAAGTGCGGGTGCTGCAGATGGCTGCGTTAATATTCCCAAAATATTCATTTGTTATTCAGTAACCCTGCCAACCACATACCAGCTATCTGTATTCACTTTAATACAAGACACTGCACCAAAAGTTTTTGTAATCGTAGGATTTGTAGATGTCACACCACTTGATGCGATTGTTACACCTGCACCTTGTGTAATGCTTATAGTGCCAGTAGATCCAATTTTAATTAAATTTATGACTGATCCTGTTGTGATTGCTACAGAGCTGTTAGGTGGAATAGTAACTGTGGTGGTACCTGTGTTTGAGTAAGTAATAAGTTTATTGTCTGCATCTGCAGTAACAAAAGTATCAGATGTGGTAGTTACAGCTCTAACAGTCAGGTTAGCAATGCTGTTCATTTGTGCAGCGGTCAAAACTTGCCCGGTTACAAAGGTGGCCATGTATCTCCTAGTAGCTCAAAATGTCTTCATTTAATAAACCATCAACGGCTGAGTCTAGCAAAAAACCTACAGCAAAAGGTTGAGCACATGAAAATGTTACAAGAAAAGAATTAGGGGTAATTTGATACTGTACCCCGGCTATAACGCTGTCACTGACTACATTGCCTGCAGGCAAGGTTTGAGTAACCTCTATAGGGTTAAAAATGTCAAGCTCTAAAGCTGCAGTTACCCTTGCCGGATCCTCTTGGCTAGAGGCATCAATAGTTAATGAGTTAAGTTGTATATCAACACCTTGCTCTTTTCTTGAGGCAATAATCATTTGAGCCTGTTGTAAGGCATCTGCCTCAGTCTGCATAATGCCAGATCTGACCCGGCTGTGTTGAAAATAATCATCAATGCTTGTGGTATCACTGGCAGTTTGACCAGATAGACCTGCAGGTGTGACTGTGACCTTGTTAATCATTTGATAATCAGAGATGTCAAACTCAACCTTTTGATAAGTAACATCTCCTGACAAAGGCACATCTGAGAATTTTGTTAAGGTGCTACCTGAGTCTGTAATAATGTCTGCTCTTGACATAAATTTAACAAAGCCTCTTTGATCTACATATAAAGCTCCGGCCTCTGTTTGCTCTAATTCTTGCAAAGCTGCTAACAAAGATCTTGAATTGCCACTGTCTGCCTGGACAGTTGTAGTTGCAGTTGTAGAAATTTCTCTCATGCCACCTGGCCAGTTTCCAGAGTCTAACAAGCTACTGACTCTTTGAGCTGTAGTTTGGCCGGCAGTGCCACCACTGACTGAGGTAATTGTAGTTAGGTTCAAAAGCTGAAAACCATCAACACAATTTAGGGTTACATAAGCCGGATCAAAACCTGTAGGGCTTTGATAATTCCACTCTTGTACATAAAAAGATCCTAAGCTGTAGGTAACACTGTTGAAAGTTGCAGTCATGCGTATTTTACGCATTGGTTTAATTTTGCCAAAAAGAGGTGATGAGGTATTAGCTGGGTTAAATTGACCTGTTTGATCTACAAAAACAATCTTTGCGCTGCCGCCAATAAATGAGTCAGAGGATCTATTAAAGGCACGCCTTATGTAGCACTGTGTTACAAAATCTGTTATATCTACTATGTCGGCTGCAGCGGTACCAAGTATTGCAACATCCAAAGGTGTAGCTGGATCATCAAGTACAAGAGCAGGGTCAAAACTTGCTCCATTGCTAAAGTCAATCTCAGCTTTAAATATTGCCGCTGGCATTATCTACCTAGATTACTTAATTGAGTTACAGCTCCAGTGCGGTTTAGATTGTACAAAACATCTTGGATTACTGATTGCAATTGACCTTCTGAGATTACAGAGCCGGCAACATTGACAGTAACTCTTGTGCCCATGCTACCCATGCGATCTAGTGGGATAACAGCCTCAGCTCCGGCTTCACCAATAAGAGCTTGTGTTGGTCTTGTAACAATGCCACCATCTGCCATAGGTACACGCCTGCCACCTGTCAGAGGATCTATATCTGGATTAGCTCTAAAATATGCGTCAGCCTGAGCTTGCAATCTAGCTGATGAAGCTGCCAAACCTGATGCCGCACCCTTGTCAATGCCCATTGAAACAAATTCTTTTTCCAGGCTTTTTTTAATTTGATCATATTTATTGGGTTCAAGAATAGTTGGAGTTGCTAAAGGTATTTGTGTGGGCGTAGTTGTACCAGGTACTTTGACTTGACTCAATAAAGCCAACATCTTTTTTAATTCTTCATTAGCAGCAAACAATTGTCCAATATACAATAAAACCTCTGTGTTTGTAACTCCCCATTTTTTAGCTAATTGATCAATTTCGCCTGTGGTTATCTGGCCATCCTCAATTACCTTTAAAACATCTGCATATTTTTGAGCTTCATCAACAGCCTCTTTTGTGCCATCTTTTAGCTTTTGCAATATCTTTACACGCAGCTCATCTTCGGCACTTAGTTTGCGACTTAAGGCAGCTTGTAGGTTGATGCGGTCTAAGTCAAACATGGACTCAATCTCTGCTTTTTTCTTAGCCAAGGCAGCTTGAGCAGTCTGTTCTTTTGTAGTTGCTTTTTGTCTAGCAAGAATTTGTGCCTGTATTTTGGCCAACATTTGATCTTGTGTTAATTTTTTCTTGCCAAACTTGTCTTGTAATTCTAAGGCATCAATAGTTTGTTGAGATAAACCTAGGTATCCTTTAGCAGCTAGATATTGTTTTTGTCTTATCTT